AAAGACGGGAACCATGGAGAAAGATGCAATTCTATCTCAAGGTGGAGCAGCGGTTGCCAAAGACAGATTAATGGACCAATCAGACGCATACGAGATGTACGTGTGTGACATTTGTGGATTACCAGCCGTCTTTAAGGTTGAGGAACAAAAGGGAGAATGCAGACTTTGTCAAGATAGCCAAGTCTCCAAAATCCCTATACCCTACGGTGCCAAGTTGGCCTTACAAGAATTTGCAGGAATGAACATAATAGCAAGAGTGATGACAACTTCGTATAAATAAGATTTCATTTAAAAGCAGTTGATGATACTGGATCGCGAATCTTTATTCTTACCTGAAACCTACCTGATTGGTTTTTGTTCTGATGCAGGTTTGAAATAACCCGGTTCCACCTATATAAAAGGTTGTAATCAACTTTCAAATGGATATTGTTGAGAGATTCCTTGAAGAACAAAAACAGCTCCATGGATCAAAAGATTGGTGGAAACTTGTCAACAAGGCTGAAGATAAATTTGGGCCAAAAGTGTGGTCATACAATCAGTTTACAGATTGGTTGAAAGATGTGATCTCCATCAAAATGAAATCAAACGCCTATTATGAAGCTGTGTGTGTTCCATTTTATTCTTATGATCTTGACCCAAGAATGTGGTGGGGACATTCTTCAAACGATGAAGATAATCTGGATATTAGTGATGATGGGTTGAGGCGCTATTTTGAACTTTTAGTATCACACATCATATACGGGTGGTCAAAAAATAAGTATAGATACCCTGCTGTGGTAATCATATCTCATGGAGCAGAATTTGAAGATATACCTCAAAACGTGATGGGAAAATTGTTGGACGCATTTGCCGTTTCCAATAATGTTTTTAGGCCTGTAATTCTTGTTCCGACTGGAGGAATGGATATTATCAAACTTGAGGATATGGATGAAAAGACAATGTATGTTTGCTATTGATTGTTTTTAATCTCATTTCGAGATTAAAAACAAAAATTATTTCTTAAGACCCAGATACTCGCAATAAATGTCATATACTTTCTTCACATCAACGATATTTGGATTTGTGACAAACAATTTTGAGATGCAAGCCCACCCTTCATCATACTTTTTGTAGTTAAATGCTGTTATAGCTAGGTTAAGGTCTCTTTTAAAACCATAAGCTTCTTTCGAGACATAGAAGAGGGCGTTGTGTGGATATGGAATATCCATAGCCAATTTAGCATAATAATAGGCCAAATCGTGATGGTCTTTATTTCTAAAACTAGTAGAGATATTTAGAATTGGAGCAACCCGTTTACAGATCCCGTAGGCCTTTTGATAATAGAAAATTCTGGTCTCCCAATCTTCATCTCCAGTAAGATTTGCTATACGGAATGCTGATATGTATCGTTCCTCTTCAAATCCACCACCCATTTCATATCTCTTTTTATGCCATATCTTGGAGTTAACATCATCTTTCAGGCTATCATATGTCTGAGCAATATAATAAACAGTTCTGGTATCTTCTGGATTTTTGTGATGTTCCTGAAGTAGAATTTCCTCATCTCGTCTGAACCTCTTCTTTGATTTTTCCACATCTTCATCTCTATCCTGGTAAATATACACCTCTGGATCAATGACGTGAATTTGGGTGTCACTCACAGGAATTGATTCATGAACAGGTCCCTCGTACCTGTATCCTCGTCTAGGCCTAATAAGTCTTGGATTCTTGTAGTTGATACTCCTGTCTTCTGACTTGATGTGCCATTCTTGGACAATTAAATAAAGGCCAACATCCTTGTCAACCTCGTTGGATATGATTTCCAAAAGTTTTTTTCCATTTCTCAGCTCATCGCAACCATCTAGAAGAAGAATAAAATCGACATCCTCAAAAGAATCACAATAATCAAGTAGGGTATTTCTACTCGTGGAAAAATCCACAAATTCACCCTCTTTCAATCTCAACAAAATATTTTTCTCCTTGCAGAAGTTTCTTACCAATTCTACAGTCTTGTCATCACTTCCTGTGTCGTAAATGATCAATGAATCAATATATCCATCCAAACTTCTCAACGAGGTCAGGATATTTTTTTCCTCGTTTTTCACCATCATGGAACCTGCCAAATGAAAATTCTTGGTGGCCATATTAATATCAAATTTATTTTCTTTTATTAGAAATTGTTTGAAAAAATATTAAATTCAGGAGAGAGATTCTCACTCAAAGAACAGAAGTTTCACTCTAAAGTTATAGTCTATAGATTACAAATGGCCACATATGTAGATCTTGATAGTATTCTTAGAGATAGGGAAGCCTATCCGAATCCGGCTGATTATAAAGTTGTAGCAAGTCAAATCAAATCATGGTTTGGATCAGCAAGAAGTGTAAGGGCATTTCCACAAGATCCAAATATAAAACCTTTGGAATTCGCAACAAGTGTCCAAATTCGGTATCTAACAATTCCATATACTGAAGCTTTTGCCATCCTTCCTAGATTATACGTGGTCTTCAAGACCTCAGAATATAATGATATTCATCTTTTACAGACAATCAGCGGAAAACATCCAGATGCAAACTTTATCTGTGAATTTGATAGACTACAATTTGATATAAATGGAAATCCTGTATGGATCCATTTCAAATGCAAAACCAGACAGGTCATGAGATTCAAGAGAGATTCTCCCGTCACATTCCAGGTATACACAAGAGATGGAAATATTCTTCCAAATATAGATACACTTGTACCTGTAGATCCTGATCCCTTAAAACAGATACTCTGTACCATTGAAGTTGTACCCTACATTAGAGACACATACTTCTCCAACCATATGACAGAACTTATGCAATAAATCTTGAAAAATGAGATCAAATAAAGATGTATAATTCTTCTAAAATAAAATGGATTCTAGACAAGCATTCAAAGTTGAAAATGATTTTATAGAAGACACATCCACAATCCTTCAAAGAGCAATATCATCTAATAAGTGGAATTATTCATTGAGGAGGAACGCAACATGTTGGGAAGGGATTTATAGATCTCGAAAGAATTGCGAAACATTATGCAAATGTATAAATGAAAGGGGTGATTATGGGGTGAGATGTTCAAAATCCAGCAGATTGGAATTTGATAACTGCGCAATCACCCTGTGTCATCCTGTTAAATACAGGAGACCCCTTGGATTTTGGTGACAAGCTGTAGAAATTGGTTTATTAATCAAACCTCACTTTCTGGGTGTGAAGGTTATCTTTCCTCATTCCACGAATGATGAAATGATTTAAGTTGACCTTTTCGTTCAAAATAAGCATGAATCTTTGCTCTGATTTGAATGGTTACTTTCTACAATTCTGTTCTGAAAGAAGTTTGAGGGAGTTTGTGTTGGTCAATAAGGAATATTCTACCCTGTCCATATTGGAGACTAGGAAACGAGCTTCCAGAGTATTGGATATCCACGGAGAGGACTTGACAGAACTCCCAAAATATTATCCTAAAGGACATCTGTGCAAAGGGGAAGAAATTAATTATTCTCAAATCGAGTATTTGGATTGTTCTTATAATCATTTAACCTCACTTAGAGGGGGTCCTAAAGGACTTGTGAATTGTAAAAAATTAGATTGTTCCAGGAATTATTTAACCTCACTTGACGGTCTTCAAAACTGTGAGGAGTTGTACTGTTCCAGGAATGAATTAACCTCACTTAGTGGACTTGGGAATTGTAAAAAACTGGATTGTTCTCACAATAAATTAACCTCGCTTCCAGACGGTCTTAACGAACTGCGAAATTGTAAAAAATTGGATTGTTATAGGAATCAGTTAACTTCACTTCCTGGAGGTCCTAACGGACTTGTGAATTGTAAAAAATTAGATTGTTATGGTAATCAATTGACCTCACTTCCAGATTGTTTGGGAAAATGTGAAGAATTGTGGTGTTCTAGAAACCAATTGACCTCACTTCCAGACTGTCTGGAGAATTGTAAAGAATTGTGGTGTTCTAGAAACCAATTGACCTCACTTCCAGACTGTCTGGGAAAATGCAAGGAATTGCATTATCGTGATAATCCATTAAATTCAATTCAGAGACTGTAGAATTTTTCACATCTATTCAGATGTGAAACAAATCATTGAAATTTGTTGTAATATTTCTCCATGTTTTTCACCAAGATGTTGGTTGCAACGGTTTTAGACGATTTTTGATTTTTTTCAGGGCTATTTGTAATCTTGAAGGAAGAGGCTTCTTCGTCAAATTCTATACCTCTAATATCACGTAAATTTTCATTGGAATAATCAAAATCTAGGGGGTTAAGCTTCTTGATGCTGATTCCCAAATTTACAATATTATAGAGGCTTTTGGCCTGTTTCCAATCCATGTTCATATCTTCCTTCTTTTGAAGAACCCACCTCGAGATTAACAAATCTCTCATCCCCCTGGATTTTATATCTTTCCATTCACAGTCAAAATTTATATTTCTCTTCTCCTTGATCTCCTCCAATTCTGTTTTTTTCAGGTTCAGGTCTAATTCAGATGTTAATTTGAGTTTATTTCTAAATATGTCCATCATCAGATAGTACAAGACCTTGGAATCTTCCGGAAGTGAGTAAGATGTGGATTTTTTGTTGGCTTCCCCCTTTGCTTTTACATAGAGTATGTTTTCAGATGCATTGTAGCCTATTCCCCTACAAGGAAACTTGTTCATAGAACAGCCCTCAAATATATCTTTCCAATATTTATCTATTGTGTATTTTTTACAGGCAGCAAATTGAGGATATATAACAGACACATCCTTTTTCATTTGAAAGGAAACAATGTATAATGTTTACAATTCATTTTTTTATATAGACCAGAAATTCAACTTGATGATCAACCTTTTCCAACTCAAGTGAACTTCATTTTTCTCATTCTGATAATGAGAAAATGGGTTAATCAAACACAACACTACAATTTTTCAAATCTGGAATTGAGGTTAATGGGTTACGAGAATAATTTAATTCTCTACAGTTTCCAAGACAATCTGGAAGTGAGGTTAATTGGTTATTAGAACAATCTAATTCTTCACAATCTCCCAGACAGTCTGGAAGTGAGGTTAATCGATTACTATAACATTTCAATACTTCACAACTTCCAAGACAGTCTGGAAGTGAGGTTAATTTATTATTAGAACAATCTAATTCTTCACAATCTCCCAGACAGTCTGGAAGTGAGGTTAATTGGTTATTAGAACAAATTAATTCTTCACACTTTCCAAGACAGTCTGGAAGTGAGGTTAATTGGTTATTAGAACAAATTAATTCTTCACACTTTCCAAGACAGTCTGGAAGTGAGGTTAATTGATTACCATAACAAAGTAGTTTTTTACAATTTACCAGACAGTCTGGAAGAGAGGTCAATTGATTAACGGAACAATCTAATTCTTCACAATCTCCCAGACAGTCTGGAAGTGAGGTTAATCGATTACTATAACATTTCAATACTTCACAACTTCCAAGACAGTCTGGAAGTGAGGTTAATTGGTTATTAGAACAAATTAATTCTTCACATTTTCCCAGACAATCTGGAAGTGAGGTTAATTGATTATTAACACAATATAATATTTCGCAATTCTCAAGAGAACCTGGAAGTGAGGTCAATTGATTAATATAACAAAATATTATTTTACAAGTTCCCAGACTGTCTGGAAGTGAGGTTAATCGATTACTATAACATTTCAATACTTCACAACTTCCAAGACAGTCTGGAAGTGAGGTTAATTTATTATTATAACATTTCAATACTTCACAACTTCCAAGACAATCTGGAAGTGAGGTTAATTGATTAAAACGACAATCCAACTCTTCACAATTTACCAGACAATCTGGAAGTGAGGTTAAATAATTCCTGAAACAATACAATTCCTTACAATTTATAAGTCCTTTAGGACCCCCTCTAAGTGAGGTTAATTTATTATTAGAACAATTCAAATACTCGATTTGAGAATAATCAATTTTTTCCCCTTTGCACAGATGTCCTTTAGGGTAATATTTTGGAAGTTTTGTTAAGCCCTTGTCAGAGATGTCCAGTTTCTTGTAAGCCCGTTCCTTGAACTCTAGTACAGACAGAGATGAAAATTCCTTGTTTGCCAATACCAACCCCTTCAAAGCTCCTTCAGAACAGAATTGCATCAGATAAATATTTAGATCAGAATAGAGATTCATGATTGGGTTTAAATGATGCCCAAATATGGGCATCATTTTTCTCATTCTGATAATGAGAAAAAGGAGGTTAATCAAACACAACACTACAATTTTTCAGACAATCTGGAATTGGGGTTAATGGGTTAATTTAATTCTCTACAATTTCCAAGACAGTCTGGAAGTGATGTCAGAACAGAATTGTATCAGATATTATCAGAACATGACTCATCCTTTTTATTTAGATCACTTGAAAAGACCCTGTTGTGCAACAATTTTTCTCATTTCTGAGATAAGAAAATTAGGATGTTTTACAAAAGACTTTGGACGAATTCTCTCAATTCGTCCCTATCATGAGGTCCTGAATACTCTTTATATGGGACAGCTTCTTGAAAACGACCATCATACACTCTCACTGTTGGAAATCCCTGGATGCCCATTTCTGCCATAAGAGTCCCGTGTGTTCCATTTTCAAGTTCGATAAAGTTGGCGTTGGAATGCAGCTCTCTCTTGACATCATTCCACATAGGCATGAAGACCTTACAATGACCACACCAATTGGCATAAAATAAAACAACATCTTTTTGAGGGTGGGGATGAGGTGCTCTTCCTTCCGGACCCCCCGGAATTTCATGACTCTGAACATGAGGGGCAAAAGTGACGTGATAATGGTCATCATCCTTCTTGTAATATTTCATATAGAAAAAGTAGCCAACAACAAGTACAGCCGCCACTACAAGCACGGTGTATAAAGTTTGACGTTGATTCTTATTCATCTTCTTACTTATTGATAAGAGAATAGAAAAATATAACAATTTCACATTTCCCCAGGGTTTCGCTTACTTGGAAAATCAATCAACTCCCTGGTTGATTTTCCAAAATATCGGTCGTCTTCATTTTCTTTACCATAGAATCAAATGATATCTCTTCTATCGAACAATTAATACATTTTTCTTCCAATTTAACAGGGGGTCCAATATCTAGAACATAACATAACTTGGATTCGTGGCAAGATTTGCATTCAGACAATCTTTTGTATTTACTCTGTCCCTGAGATCCACACCTCAAACAGACTTTAGAAATTTCTCCAGATTTTGGTGAACAACAACTGACAGAACATTCCCTAAATTCTTCACATACATTACAGGTGTCAAATTCATTTTGATGATCATTAGAATTATGATTAAACCCTACGTATGGACACACTTCCAAACCTTTTAGAGGTTTCATTTTAACTGGTGGTGTATTTCCCATTTACTTAATTATTATCATCTTTTAATTAAACACTTCAATGAAGTTGAACTTGAATAGATCTGATGTTATCCTTCTGGTTATAAGTAGCCTGATACTCTTTGTGGTGATGTGGATATATTTCAAATCTCCCACAACCGAGCATTTCAAGCACTTGACCTTACCAGCAGATGATATATTAACTAATGGAAAAAGTCTAGATCTAATCTTCTTTTCAGGCAAAACTCCAGGAGAAAGATTTTGCAAGTGGATGATGGACTCGCCATTTAGCCACGTGGGGATGTTAGTGAGGGTAAAAGACGAACTTTATGTCTGGGAGTCAGATCTAGGACAAAGGTTAAAAGACGGCCCCAGGTTTGGACCTCTAAAAGATAAGCTGGAGAGATATAAAGGATCTAAGGTTGTGGCATGGCTTCCTTATGAAGGAAAATCTATAGGAGAAGATGAGATCCTCAAAATAGTTATGAAACACATCCATTCTGACTTCAATTATGGAATGGTTTCTTGGGCTCTTTGCAGACTAATTCCATCTTATAAACACCCCAAAGATATGCTGTTTTGTGGAGAGTTAATAACAATTACACTCCAGGAATTGGGCCTCTTGGATAAGAATATAAATCATTCATTTTTTGACCCAGGACATTACTTCAACAAACACGTTCCATTAAAATGTGGGGGTTACGGAAATATAAGATATGTAAACAGAAAGAGTTAGTTTTCTATGTTATTTTATAGTAAAGATGAAGATGTATATTCCTCTAATGCTTGTTCTTGTTCTTGTTGTGATTGGTTTGTGTGTTTATAATAAAAGGACCACAAAAGATGGTTATAACAACGCCTTGTACCAATACTACCCAGAGGGATTGATCCAAGAAGATGATTATTTCACCTGTATAGGAAATATGTGCAATGGTAATACCATGGATTACGACTGTATGGAGGCTTGTCATCTCATGACATTTCGTAAGGGGATGACTAAGCCTGATGCACAGGATTGGGTATGTTTTAATTATAGGGGAGATCCACACGCATATTATAGATGTTTAAATGCAGTTTACGCAGATTACAAGTATCCATAAGAACTATGTCTAGATACCAGAAAGTTGGGTTGGTGAAAAATAGTAATTTGATGACAATATCAGGTGGTAACAGGATATCAATGCTGGAGGATGAAATCAAAAGGTTAACATCAATATTGGAGGAGACAGGGAACCAAGTAAGAGAATTAGAAGTCAAGATATCAATTATAGAAGATTGGAAACCCCTGATTGAACAGAACACAATATATGTCAACAATAAGTTTCAGGAAGAGGAGGCCAAAATGGATTTCGAACACATAATAATGGGAAGGGGAAACGTCCTTGAATAACCAGAGATCGTTTCTGAAAAGGTTGAAACTCAAAAGTAAAAAATCTTCCACACTAGTAACAGGATGACTACAACCCAGGATTTTTTCCCATCAAAAAACACACTTGAAAAGGATCTGGTCCAGGATGGATTCAGACCGCTTTTATACACTGTTATTCCAGGTTCGTATGCATCTGATGCAGTTTATGGTTCTGGAGACACGATGGTAAATAATTATGCTAGTAA